CGTAATAATACGGTAGTTGTTTTCTACTGGGGCTACCTTCTAATGCGTTAGAATATCTCATATTAATTAACCTTGCTTCGGAACATTGCTATTTATAGCATTTTTAATGTTATTATAGGCTCTTGCTGTACCTGAAGTAACATCAGATACAACACTAGTTGCTGTATTGCTAGCAGCAGTAGCAACAGTACTTGTAGCTGTATTCACACTCTTATTAACAGTAGAAGGTAAGCCAGTTACAGAATTAAAAAAGTCTTTTGGTCCTTTAGCAGAGAAACCGCTAGCGGCTTGTACAACTTGATTCTCTAAATTGTTTACAACACTATCAGCAGCAACATTAGCTACCATATCCACAATAGGGCCACCCTTTGAAAGCTTCTTTTTATTTCTAGGGGATAAGGTATTGCATATCTTATTAATATTACTGTTTACTTCAGATGTTAACTTGGCTGTATAAAAATTTGTATTCTTAACATCTTTTATTATATCTAAACTTCCAGTAACAGAAGTCGTTAAAGTCTTTCTTTTAAAATCTAACGTACCCAGCAATGATATTTCTGCATTAAGATGCTTGTTAATTTTCTTATTAAGTTCAATAGCACCAGCAGCACCAGCACTTGTTATAACACCATTAACACTCACACCGTTAGGTATACTAGGTGTTATGCCTCCAAATGGAATGTTTGGAGAGGATATATTACTAAGTAAAGAACTTACAGCACTACGCAAACAATTTTTAATACCTAATCTTAAAGTACCTTTTATTTGAGTCAAACTACCTCTTACTGCAACAGTAGCAATACCAAATGAGGATTTTGCAAAATTACCTACAGCTCCAACAGCTCCTGTTACACCATTTTGAATGGTATTACCTGATACTAATCCAGACACAGTTGATTTGGCTCCACCAACTGTAGATACAACTGCCCCTTTTAAGGAAGCTGAACCACCTCTAACAAACCCACCTATAGAGCCTCTCACACCATCACCTGAAACAGCTCCACCAATAGCCCCACCCAAAGTGTTGATTGCTACATTATTTAATTTTGTACGAGCAGCACCTGAGGCAGCGGTTATGCCATCTTTAACCACCCCATTTGGATTCTTTACTAATGTCTTTACTGAACCAACTAAACCTTTTACATTGGCATTAATCGGAGGCAAAGGAGGAGCAGCTATGTTTATGCCAGTCTTAGCGTTGAGTTGATCGGTTAAAGACTGTGGAACAGATGTAACTCTTCCAATCTTCTCATCAACAGCGCTGATAGTCTTAGTAATATTCTTACTAAAATTTACAGGGTTAAACTTTTCTAATGCAGCCATTTAAATTATTTATTTGATTCTCTGAGTTTTGACACTATAATGACAGAGATGAATATTAAAGTATCTCATGAAGTACCTATTAAGCTCCTTGATTATTCTCGAAACTTTAACGATTATGACTACTGTCTGGTACACCTACTGGATCAGAAACCGGAGTATAAGAAATATTATCAGTCTTGTAAACTCTATGACCGAGAATTGCTCTTGGATAATAGTATTTTCGAGCTTGGTAAGGCTTTCGATTCTGATAAGTTTGCTGAAAAGGTTGTAGAAATTGAACCTACTTATTACATTGTTCCTGACTCTCTGCAGAACTGTGAAGAGACTATTAGCAATTGGAAGAGTTTCGTTGCTAAGTATAATGACTTGCCTGGACTTAAAATTGGTGTCGTGCAAGGCAATACCTGGCGAGAACTTAAGTATTGCTATCAGTTCATGAACGAACATGCTGACTATATTGCAATCTCGTTCGATTATGCGTATTATTTGGTTACTGGAGAGTCTCCTACTAATAACAAGCTCGAGCTCTGGTGCTCTGGACGTCAACGACTCATTCAGCAACTTATGGATAGTGGCATCTGGAATACAAAGAAGCCTCATCACTTGCTTGGTTGTTCATTGGCTAAGGAGTTTAAGGCCTATATCGGTCAAACATCTATTCGCTCCGTCGATACTTCGAACCCAGTTGTTGCAGCCTTGCATAATCTCAAGTATAACGGTGATCTTGGATTGAAGACTAAACCGAGTACCAAGTTGGCTGATCTTATTGACTCTGAAGTTAGCAATGAGCAAATGGATCTTGTTGAGTACAATGTTGGAGCCTTTAAGGAGATCCTTGGGCGTCCCTCTGATAACTTCCTTCGAAAATTTTAAACTATGAAGAAATGGATAGCATTTTTCTCTAAGTCAGGAAGCGAGATTGCTGAATTAAGCAATCGATTGGGACGGTGGCCTGATCTCATCGTTACTAATCGTAATGATGTAAATGATTGTAATTTAGCATTAGTTCAATACATTCAGAACAACTTAGATAAGATTGAATATATTAAGAACGATCCATCTGAATTAGATTATACAAATGCAATAAACTCTTTCTGGAGTACAGATTTGTTTATTACATTGCATGGATACATGCGGATCATTCCAAAGAAGATTTGTGAGACTTATGAGATTTATAATGGGCACCCTGGGTTAATTACTAAGTACCCTGAACTCAAAGGTAAAGATCCACAGCGCAAGGCCTGGCTTGGCGCATATAAGACTTCTGGTTGTGTAATTCATAAGGTTACTGCAGAGGTTGATGATGGTGAGGTTCTTGCTGAAGTTGAAGTTCCAATTGGTGGGACACTTGATGATACAATTAGCATCTTGCATAAGAACTCTATTGATTTGTGGGAAAATTTCTTGAGAGATAAGCTTATAGAGAAATCTAAAATTACAACTGATTATAGAGAACTTGTAAGAAATCATGATTACTCAGTTGAATATTGTGAACATCATTACCCGGAGACTATGCAAGAGCTGAGACGTTTGCAAAAAGAAGAGTTTCGACTATTCTGTAAAAAGCAGTTTGATTATGGCCCTGGTAATATCTCGGTTGGTCAAGACACAACTACTGCAGATGGTAAGAGAGTTTCTCTCTGCTCTATCGTCTTTAGATGCAATGATAAAGTTCAGCGTTTGTTAAATCTTGTGGTTAAGAATAATAAGTCTGCTCAGAACGAACCTGTTATGGATGCTTTCGAGGATCTTTCTCTTTACGGAAAGATTGCAAAAATAGTTGATAAAGGTGTGTGGGGCAAGTAAAATCAAAGCATGAGAAAGCTGTTTACGTTTACTGGCGCTCAGAGTACTGGTAAGACTACTTTGCTTAATAAGGTAAAAGAATTGTATCCTAATCGATTTGAATATGTAACTGAGGTAACTCGTCGTATTCAGCGATTAGGAGTTTCTATTAATGATAATGCTAAAAACTATGATTTGACTCAGTCTCTTATTATTGGAGATCATTTGATTAACTACATGAAGGTGCATGAGCAACGTGAAGAGAATGTTACTGATATCTTGCTCGATCGTTGCATTGTAGATGGTTACATTTATACAAAGTACTTTTATGAGCAAGATAAAGTGTCTCGTACAGTAATGGACTTTGCTGAATATTGGTTTAAAGAACTAACTCCTAAATATGATGTTATTTTCTATACTAATCCTTCTGATGTTAAACTTGTTGATGACGGGGTTCGTAGTACTAGTAGTGGTTTTCGAGAAAGAATTATTGAACTCTATAATACAGAATTTATCGATAAATATGATAATATCTGTACGTTAAATGGCTCTGTTGAAGAACGTATAGAAGTTATGAAAATTGGAATGTTGTATAGTCAATGTAACAACTGCAATATTATGATTGATCTGGATGCTAGCAAGCCCATTCGGAAGCAAAATAATTATTCAGAATCTGCTGGACAATTGTGTGAAGGCTGCTATAATAATCAAAAATAAATTATGAGTGACATTACAAAACATCTTGGTAAGACTAGTGCCTATAAGGCTACTTACGACAAGTCTTTGCTTGTTCGTGAACCTCGTCAACGCAATCGTACCTATCTTGGTATTCAAAACGAGAGTCTTCCGTTCGTTGGATATGATATCTGGAATGCCTTTGAGGTGTCGACTTTGCTTTCTAATGGGTGCCCTGTTAGTGTAATTGCTAAGGTTACGTATAACTGTGACTCTGAATACATTGTTGAGTCAAAGTCTATTAAGCTCTACTTTAACTCCTTTAATATGGAGAAGCGAGCTCATATCAATACTGTTGAAGATGCTATTGAGTTCATCGAAGAGACTGCTAGTCAAGACCTTTCTGATCTTCTTGAAACTAATGTAATTGTTACTTGCTTTAAGACTAGTCAGTATGTTGTTAATGATAATCTTGCTGGTTATCCTGTTCTAGAGAATGAGGTGATGTATGGTGTTGACGAAGAGTTTACTAGCTACTCTGAGAATCCTTTGCTCTTGAAGATTAGTGATGTAACTAAGAAGCCTGTTAAGCAGTACTTTAACTCTAAGCTATTGAAGTCTAACTGTAAGGTTACTAGTCAGCCTGACTGGGGTGATGTGTATATTTACTTGAAGTCTGATAAGCTTGTTGATAAAACTTCTCTGCTTAAGTATATTGTTTCATTCCGTGATGAGTGTCACTTCCATGAAGAGATTTGTGAAGCTATCTATAAACGACTTTGGGATAATTTTGAACCAGAAGAGTTGTTAGTGTTTTGCTTCTATGTTCGTCGTGGTGGTATTGATATTAATCCTATTCGAGCATCGAATATTAATCTAATCGATAATGATATGATTGATCCGTATTTGCCGTTTATTCGAACTGGCAGACAGTAAACAAAGAAAAGGCCGATCTTTCGATCGGCCTTTTTTATTGAACTACTATTGCTTCTAAGATTAGAAGTATACAACAGATGTTGCTGGGGTGAAGGCAATGCCAAGACCCTTAACAACAACCAATGTATAGTACAAGTTAGCACCAAAGATGTTATCGACAACACCATAACGTGTTAGCAAGCCAACACGAGGAGCGAAGTCGTTAGGACCGATTGTGCGTTGTACCATTACTGGGATGTATGGACAATAGATAATACCAGTGTCATAGAACTCTGGTCCCTTATAACCCAATAGTGCGTACTCAACTGTGGTACGTTGACCTGTTAGGTTTTGAGCATCGGTACGAGTATCGCGGTAGACTTGGAAACGACCACCAACTGTACCAACCTTAGCAACACCTGTTGGTTGAGTGTTAACGTTACCGTCAACAGTCATCCAGCTGAACTCAGGAAGAGCCTCGAGAATAGCGCAAACTCTTGGAGTAGCGATAATGAAGTTAGCAGCACCACGGCGGTTACGAACTGCAATTCTGTTTGCTTCAACGATCAACTTCTGATAGAAGTCGCGATTACGCTCAGCCAACCAGCGACCGTCAGCAGCAGAAGCTGTCCAGCTTGTTACGGAACCGTAAGAAGCATACTTCAAGCAGACTTGGATCATTCTGATGACCATTTCACGATCGATTTCAGCCTGGAGCTCATAGCTCATGGCGTTTGTCAATTCAGCATCGATATCGATACCGTTCATGTTCTTCAAGTCCTGCTCCAACTCAACAGACCAACGAGCAGCTAGTCTGCGGGTACCAGCTTCAACGGCTGTCTTCTCGAAGGAGATAGAAGCTGTTGGGATCTGAGAAGTGAACTCGTAGTTGGCTAGCAACTGAGCAACACCTTGATCAGAATCAATAATCTGGAAGTTGGTGTTGTTTTCATATGCTGCTAATTCAGCAGAAGAAGCACCAGTGAAACGGGTGTCTAGGTATTGGTAACCAAGTTCACCAGAATAGGTACCACCGAACGTACCAGTGTTACCTGGGCTCACTACACCAGCAGCAGCAGCCTGCCATGGGTAAGGTCCAGGGTTGCCGTAGGCAGCATCATTGTACTTGCCTGGGATCTGGCTACCTAGTACGTCATTGTCGTACTTGTAACGTAGAGCGAAGGCGAGACCAACTGGACCGCTCATTGGCTGAACACCAACGATTTCGTTAGTGATCAACTCAGGGAAGGTACGGCGGATCATTGGAATGAGGATCTTTGGCAAACGAGCATCACCGGTAGCATACCAGTCAGCATTCGTATCGCCAGTAGAGTTGTTTACGGCTGCACCGTAACCACCCATACCACCTACTGCACCGTATGCGCCACCGAAAGCTGATTGAGTAGATCCAGAAACGTTAGCGCCGGATTCTTCAATGCACCATCTCTCTTGGTTCTCAAGAAGAATGGCAGTGTTAAGACGTGTGTGATCGTCTTCGATGTTTCTCACGTTCTTGCTGTTAAAATCAAGAACAGGTGACCACTTCTCAAGAAGAGCGCCAGCTCTATCTGGAGAAATATATGACTGTGAAGGTCTGATATTTTTCATATGTTTATTTATTTTTAGACATTATATGATGTCAAATCATAATCAGGCTTATGCCTCAATGGAAATTTATTTTAGTGTCTTGATAGCTCCTGCATGTACAACTTCAATGGAGGGTGATCAGAAGCTTCTGATGTACCTTCCTCGATTACCTGTTGAGTATTTTCAACTACAGGGCGATCAAGATTTCTAGAAACAGACTGTGATACAGCTTGCTCGGTTAGAGTCTCGATGTTCTTAGCTTCTTGCTTTTCAAACATCTTGCTTGTATAGTCATAGTTTTCTTTAATGAATTCAGCAGACTTACCCTTGAATACCTTGGCCAAATATGCCTTCTTGTTATCAGATAAACCAGCTGTCTTCTGTTCAAAAATTAAATTAGAGACTGCTCTATTGTAAGATTCATTGAGCTGCTTGTTATCAGCCTTAAGAGCCTCAATGATCTTGGAGCTTTCATCAATCTTTTGCTTACCATCCAATACGGCTTCGCGAATTGATTCTTTACCGAGTACTAGATCGATAGAAAGCATGCTGCGTAGTTCGTTTAGAACTTGAGCAGAGCGTCTGTTTTGTACAGCCTCTTCAATGGCTGTCTTTGGCAAGTTCTCATCGAGGTATGACTCGAGATAGTTGGAAATTGATTCAACAAGAGATTGCTTGAATGATGCAGCATCCTCATTGAGAGCCTTCTCGTACTTGCGTACAACAGTCTTGAGTTTACCAGCATGGTTCTCGTTGATTGCTTCAACAACCTTCAAAAGCTTCTCAGAGTGATTACGGTCAATAGCCTCAACGAGCTTCTCTACCTTGGCAGAGTGATCTTCGTCGATTTGTACCAATAAACTCTCGAGTTGCAATTTTGCACGATCTTCAGCAGCCTTGTTTACTTGCTGCTCGAATGCCTCAGAAATTTGATTTAGTGATTCCTCACTAAGAATATCCTTGGTAACTTCCTTTAATTTTTCAATTAGAGCTGACATATGTTAAAAAAGTGGTTTGTTCAAAGCAGTTTTAATACGGCTTTTAATCTTATTATCTAAGACTTGTTGTAAATATTTATTAGCCTCAGAGTAATTTTTTACCCCAACATGCTTAATAAATGACTTAATAAGTTGAGTTTCCATATAATTATTTAAGCTTATTGATAAAAATTAATACTTGCTCTCTCAAATATTTATCCACATCTTTGCGAGGCAAGTTACCAATAGACTTTTCAAACTTATTATAAGCCTCTTCTAGATCACCAGTATCACTTAAAATCCATTGTTTAGACTCTAGAATACCGTTAACAAATGCTTTGGGACATGAAGGATCTGCAACTACGTCAATAGCAACAAGCTTCATGTTCTTTACTCTATTTACATCTTCTTTAATAGAGTCTGGTTCTAATTGACCTAAACATCTTGTTGAGACGCCAGGAGTAACTCCATCATCAATAAGATTTTGTACAATCTTACCCATTGGAGTACTTAGAACGAGGGACTTTCCTACAAAGTAATTACCTTCTTGTCTTAAATTTTGGACACTGTGACAGGCTCTTGCTAGATCAATATCAACAGTGGTTGGGTGGTTTAGTTCTCCTAATGCTCTACCTGACTTAATCATCTCATCGGAATATCTCTTTACTTCAGAGACCATTTCCATTAAATCATATAGACGTCTATTTTTATTGACCTCGTTTGCCATCATGAAAGGCCCTTCGATGTATAATCTTGGCCCTTTCCCGTCGCGCAGATTCTTTTCCTCTTTAATATAAGTAAAGCTGCCGAAATCAGGAGTTTCAACTAATAGTCTGTGTGGCATATAATTATAAAATTATTTATAGTAAACGTTAGTATTTTTTAAGATTTTTTTGGAAAGAGCTGTTTTTCTGTCAAAATTAGGAAGTCAAAATCTTTGCCCTCACACCATTTTTTAGCAGCTTCCCACTTAGCCATATTCTTAGCATATGTTGTAGCCTCAGTAACATAAGTACTTTGTTTTTTATTACCGTGCTGTTTGGGTGGCTCTGTTTGCTTGGATGGCTTTATCTCAACGAGAAACTTCTTTACAGTATTTTCATTAATCTTGTAAACTATACTATTGTCTACATAGTACTTGTGAAATTTATTATCAAGCGGTGATTTGTATGGAATAACTACAGCTTCTGAAGTCCATTCAAGAACTTTAGGGTTATTATCACACCAACGAAAGAAAAACAATTCATAGCTACTCCTGTAAACAGGGTCTTGTGTTCCAAGATATTTTGATCTGTTTACAGGTTTATAAATTCCTTTTTTATATTGGCCAACTTTAAACATTATCCAACAAAGAATAATGGAGGTTCGGCATCTCCGAAACCTGCTGTAGACTTTGTAAACAATTGAGTTTCTAGTTTTTCTTTCTCAGCTAAACCTTGACTCAACATGTCATTATAGTTTACAGTACCACCTCCGAATAAACTTTGTCCGGCATACTTACCTCTTATTTGGCCAATTGCTATCTTTGTAAGTGCTAATGAGTATTGCTGTACCCAAGGCTCCATGACAATATATTTTATTTGACGTTCTACATAACAACCAATTAAACCAAACCAACGACTAGAAACTGTTTGTACGGATGGGTCCGGTAAAATCTTTAGGTACTGTGTTCTTGGATCAAAATAGAAGTAATAATACTGAGTAAGAGTCTTCGCTCTTGTGCTCATATACATCTGAGTAATGTGCCAGCTTACCAAATCAAAACCGTAGTTACCAAGAGCATAGTTAAAGTAGGTTTGCTGAGCCAATGTTTGTTCAATAGTAAACAATGTATTAGTACCAGTTGTAGTACCTTGATCCAAAGAGAATACATCAACGACTTTTCTATAATTATCTAGATCATAGTCAAAGTTTGCTGAGAGAGCACTCATCAAAGGTGTAATAGTAAACAATGTATCAAGCTTTACACCAGCATAGTGATCGTATAAAGCGCTATCAAAAATAAGAAACTCTTCAGTATAGCCTGCATACTTTGTAAACAATTCACAAGCCATGGAAATGTTCTCATATACAATATCTTGAGTAACTTCAAGCTTTAGTACTGGAGCACCGAGCTGAAAGCCAATTCTTTGAGCCAATCTACTGTAAGAATTAATCTTAGTATCTAAATTGGTATTTTGATAATATGCTACTGGGTTACAAGGTATTGACATATATTATTAGGTTGGTAGTGCAGAAGCTTCAGCGCCTGGAGCTGGTGTTGGAGCTGCTCCACCTTCTGGTGCAGTACCTGGAGCAGGAGCCTCTCCACCCTCAGCGCCAGGTAAAGGAGTAAAGGCTGGAGGAGCTCCTCCACCACCCATACCACCACCCCCACCACCAAAGCCAGCAATCTGACCTTCAGCGGAGGTAGGCTCGGCTTGTTTTTGTTCCCAATCAGGGCCTGTGTTAACAATTTGAGCGAGCTCCCATTTCAATCCAGCATCTTTCTTTAACCATTCTCTGTTAGCCTTGATATCAACATCAGACCAACCCAAGTACTTCTTCATGGCAAAAGAAGTAGAGAACATTTCATTAGAAGATACTTGACCGAAGTTAGCAAATTTTAATTCAAGAATCTGGTTCTGTCTTAGTTCGTAATAATTTGTTGGTGGTACAAATTCAAGCTGAACATCACTCTCTGCAATATCATAGGTTTCAAGCAAACCTTTTAGCTTGAGCTGAGTAATAAAGGCTGGACGTAAACCAGCAGCAAATGTTCTTTGCAATCTAATAATAAAGTTAGCAAACTTTAGCTCTTCTCTTAAGATAGTTGCAGAATCATTAGTAGTATCTTCTGGGTTAAGTCTTGTTACAGGTACCTTAAGAGCCTTATAAAGCTTCTTAATAAAATAGTTTAAGTCATCTAACTGGCCTAGATTCTGACCTGCAGCTAATGTTGTAACAGTTGTACCTTCACCACCTTGTCTCTTAGCAAACCAGAAAGCATCCATCATTGATTGTGGATTATAAGTCAAAACTGGTGAGCCGTTGTAAGCATCATAGCTCTTTTTGCTCCAGAAGTTATTCATCAACTTCTTTAAGTAAGCCTCAGCTTTTGGCTTAGGCATATCACCAACATCAACATTAAACACCAATCTCTCAGGAGCTCTAACTAAACGATAAATGATAATAGAATCTTCAATCAAAGATAATTGACGATAGGCTCTTCTAGCATTTTCAATGAATGGTACACGAATAGTCTTTGATTGATTCCAAATACCAGAATTAATATACATAATCTGGTTCTTTTCCATTGGAATTAATTCAAATTTACCAGTAGTAGATTGTCTCTTGCTAGCCTCTGTCTTTGAATTTCCAGCAAAAGGTTTGCGGAGCAAAAACCCTTTAATCAAAAGATTCTGTACATTTTCATATACTGGATCGATTAGTTCGCATGGAATGTTAATAAAGCCAAGAATACCTTTGTCTGGTTCTTTTTGACTTACAACATTTTCGAAATATAACTCACCATCCATTAAGAGCATTCTAATATACTCCCAACCTTTGCTTTCAAGATCTAGCTTCTGTAAGAACTTTTGTAGCTCTTTATTAATAATAGTTGAAACTTTTTCATCGTGTTGAAAGTTACGTAAATTAAGCTTTACTATCTCGTTATGCTCATCTTTATTAAGAAATGAATCACAAATTTCATCTAGAGCATCAGCTACCTCAGCAAACTGAGCCATGATTCTGTATTCAAGCAAACGACGAGTCTTATCAAAGTCGACGTTAGCATACATGAACTGGCTATAGTTCTTATCAATAGTAATACCACCCATTGGGTGTGTATCCAGTTTTGGTGTTGAAACAGCCTGTCGGTTCAACATTTGGGCTTTATTTGAGCCCATTCCGTAAAACAATTTATATTTTGGGTTAATTACATCTAACGGATCGACATTATTCAAAGGGGATGTGTAAGGAAGCTTTGAATATATCATATTCATTACTTGACCCATTGTGTCGTTTTTTGATGAACCATCAATTGCCATAAAATTATTTATTGTTTAGAACATGTATTTCAATTTTATTATTACAAATGTGTTGGTGTAGGAGTAGGGGTACTACTAGTTGTTATTGAAGGGGTAGGTGAAGCAGAAGGAGTAAAGCAGAATGGGAATACATTAGAGTTAATATAACCACCACCAGTCATAATAGTAAACGAGGTATTAATGTCGTAACCCAAACCACCTGGCTTATAAGCATAGTTAATTACCCCTTGAGGAGTCAAACCTTGCAAGTACCAACCATTTAGAGATGGTAAGTAAGTCAAGTGAGAAGTTGGAGCTGTGTTATTTGTGTATTGTATCACATCATCTGTAACACGGTATAATACACCGTTAATGTATAGAGAGTAAGTTAATCTGCCTACAAATGCTAATGTATAGCAACCATAAACACAGAAGTCGTTACCAACACCTGTAATAATAATTGCAGGTCCAAGGGTTGGTGTTAATCCTGGAGTTAATGTAGGGGTAGGTGTAGGTGTCGGTGTTGTAGTTTGAGTTGGAGTAACCCCTGGGGTGCTTGTCGGTGTAATTGTCGGTGTACCTGTAGAGGTAACAGACTGAGTTGGGGTAGGTGTTGGGGTAGGAGAAAGAATACCAGGAGTCGTAGTAACAGTGGGTGTTGGTGTAGGTGTCGCAGGACTAACATCAAATATTGTAATACCATCTGAAATACAATATCCAGACTTATTAAATGTAATAAACTTAATTGTCTGACCACTACTAAAATTACTTAAAGGTGGTAGGGTAAATAAAGCTTTACTGTTTGATAGTTTAACGAAGTTTGTTACTCTTACAGCCGAAAATGCTGGATAAGCTGTAGAGAGATTATAAACAGTGGTTGGTAAGTATCTTAACGAAACTAGATTTGCTGGAGAGAAGAAATTAACATACTCTGTAGTTAATGGAGAAAATAACGAATTGTCAGTAGCGCTAAGATAAATTTCATCTAAGAATAAAAAGTTACCTGTAATTGTTACATCTCTAAATGTAGATCTCTTACCATATCTTGAATAATGAACATATGAAATACATGGCAAAGCTGATATAACTACAGTCTCAGTTAATATAGAACTTGCTGGTAAAGTGTATATATCCCCACCTGAAACATATTCAGATGTTATGTAAATTGTTTCTGTAAGATTAGAACTGGCTGGAAGAGAGTAGGTATTTCCACCTGAAACGTATTCAGATGTTATATAAATCGTTTCAGTTAAATTAGAACTAGCTGGTAAAGTATATGTATTTCCACCTGAAACATAATCAGATGTTATATAAATGGTCTCTGTAAGACTGGAACTAGGAGGTAATGAGTAGGTGTCCCCACCTGAAACGTATGCAGCTGTAATGTATATTGTTTCGGTTAGATTCGAACTATAAGGTGGGTAGTTTGTAGAACTCATTTTTAGTATACATCAAATCCAGAAACAGGTATGAAATTAGCGTCAATTACAAAAATATTATTAACAGACCCTTGATCTTTTGGAAACAACCAACCTTTTATAGTAAAGCTAGTATCTGCTGAGACTCTATAAGGAGTTGTACTATCAATATCTGTTGGATAGGACATGTTCATACTCTCAGACCATAACACCTCTGTTCTTATCTCTTGAGGTACTTGCACGAAAGCTGGTGGTATTTTCCAAGATATAACTACGTAAGGGTTACTGTATGGTATGAAATTGCTTAGTATCTGATCCATATCTGTTTGATATTTGGTCAAGATACTCATGTTAACATTAATGTTGATTGGGGTTGGTTGAGGTAGAAAATCTGTTGTACCAACACCATTGTTAGCATAAAAAGAACCTAAAATCTTATTGAATACTCTTGAGCTATCTCTTTGAATACCACCAATTGTTACAGCAATTACTGGTAAAGTTAAATGCATTGACTTGTTAACTAAGTCTTGTATAACTCTTTGTTTTGGTGAATAAACGTATGAAACTCTAAGTTTTTTCTCATCAGGTACTCTGTCTTTGTCATATCGATTAATAACTACAGAGTTAAAGGCAGCTACGAACTGCGTAATCAGATCTTTTATTTCAAAATAGAATGGTTGATCTCTCACAGAAATATTTATAAGTAGTTTAGGCTTTTATATGTTGAAAGTTCTATTTATCAACAACTTCAATCAACCAGACTATTTATCTAACATGCTCTATATAGGGCTAGCTAATAAGCAAGATGTTGAACTATATACTTATGCAGCTCCTTTTCACTTAATATCTGGCATTGGTTGGAATGATAAATTTATAGTTAATAGTAAATGGGAAGACAATATTAAAGCTCCAGGCTTTACAGTTTGTAGTAAAATTAAAAGAGGTCCTATTATAGATTTTGCACAAGAAATTAAATTTAGAATTCAAAATCATTTTTACGATAAAATTATCTATTCTTCTATTTGGAGAGATCAAATGTACTTTGAAGACGTTATAAAGACCTATAGCAAAAAAGATATTATTATGATCGATGGAGATGATCATGAATTAATACTTGAGTCGGTTGCAGATAAAGGTATCTATTTTAAGAGAGAATTATTCATTGATAGAACGGATATTAGACCAATAGCAATGGCTATACCAGATTCTATTTTACAATCAGACTCTTCAACAAACAAAACACAGCTCTTTTCTACTGTATATCCAGGTAGACCTGAAACTTATATTTTTAAAACAGAACAAAGCTATTACGAAGATTACCAAAAATCGTATTTCGGTACTACATTTAAGAAGGGTGGTTGGGATTGCTTGAGACACTATGAAATTATAGGCAACAAATGCATCCCCTACTTTATAGGGTTAGAAGAATGCCCAAAAAATATTTTATTTAATTGGCCAAAAAAACTTATTTTAAAGACAAATGAGTACGCAAAAAACAGTATAGCGCCTCAAGAGTATGACGAACTCTTAGAAGAGCTATACTGTTTTGCGAAGCAGTATATGACTACATCTGCTTTAGCTAATTATGTTATTGAAACCTCTGAATGAAGTATTGAGGTAGCTTATCCTTACACTTCATGAGCACAAACTTAATTGCCCCATCTAAGATATAAGTATCACAATGATCTTCTTCAGTTCTGATACCACGACCACAAGCCTGAACAAGACTGCTTAGCATCTTATTCTCGTACCATTCAGGATCAAGCTTAAAGAGAGTTTCTACCCGCTTAGAGCCAAGTGGCAAGTAAGGTAGTTTCAACACAATCTGAAAGCGAGCTAGCTCATCCTTAAGATCAACCCCATGAGTAAGTGAAGGAGATACTAGAACAGTTGGCTTGTCAGACTCTACATGCTCTTTAACAATATCTTCGTTAGTTTTACCTGATTGACGGTAAAGCATTCGATCACCATAGTCATCAAATTTAGCTTTAACGTATTCAGTAATTTTAAACGAATGTGTATGAATAATACCTTTATCGTTCTTATACTTGTCAACTAGCTCTTTTGCAATATTGCAAACATGAGGTAGGTTCTGTTCAAGGTTAGCATGATTTAGCTTATACTTAGTATGAACAAAAATTGGAGCCTTCTTAGGATCAAACGATGAAGGCATTTCAACATACTCATACTCTTCAATGCCAAGACTCTTAGCAAAATTAACTGGATCAATAATAGTTGCTGACATCAGAATAATCTTCTCACCATGATTAAAGATATGACTTGAGAGCTTATCAACCTTCAACGGAGAGAAGTTAACAGCTGTAGCAGACTTCTCAATCACATACTTACAATCATTCCAATGACCAGTAACAGTCTTAACAGAGTGCACAACATTATTCAAGCCACGAAGCTTATTTTGCTGAGCATCAGAAAGCTCTTTCTTATTACGCTTTTCAGTTAGAATCTTGATTTGTTCTTCAATAACACACAATAGATTAGTAAGCCATTCAATGACTCGATTAGGTACATCAGTAGCTAGCTTTTGAGTATGAATTCCAAGCTGAGCCAAACGCTCATAGCTAATATCAAACCCGAAACGCTTTACCAATTCGTCTTCAAGCTCTGCAGCCTCATCACAAATCAAAAGCTCTTTACGCTTCAGTTGGTCTGGTAGAGCCAAAAACATACTATAATTAAGAATGCCAAAATTACTAGTAACAACTCGATTACGAGCCTCATAGTACGGGCAAATACACTTTTTCCAGCAATCATCTTTAATCTTTCCAACAACAACACAAGGAGCAATTTCAACATCCTTAGTTTCATCAATTGTACATTGATAGTTAGATTTACCTTTTAAAATATCAGAATCATCAAAAAACTCCTTGTATTGGTTCTGCAAATTCTTTGAAATTGTCAATACCATTGAACCAAAAGGTTGTTGCTTATCAATTTCTTCTTGATTAGAGAATTCACCAGACTGATCCATCTGATAAATAGAATACGAATCAACCAAATGCTTAAAGTCTTTGCTACAAGAGTCAGTCAAGTTAGCTACAGTGCGAGAAATATAAGACTTACCTGAGCCTGTAGGCGCACATAGAATAAGAAACTTTTTATCTCCACGAAGAAACTTTTCAATCTTCTTTAAGACAGCAGCCTGCTGTGCTCGAGGGGTGTGGTTACTTGGAAATGCTGATAGGATGTCTTTCTGTTTCACTACGTTGAGTATAGCGTCACGTGAAATGAAAAGCAAGCTTATTGTTTAGGTATTTAGACTTATAAAGTTTGTAATACTCATCTATTTTAATTTTCAGAGTAATATCATCTGTAAGAAGCTCTACTTTATAGTCGAATAAAAATCCAGCTGCAGTTTCAACTATTTTAAATGGTAGTGGTATTTCCAAATACTTGTTCTTGTTATTTGAATTGATACAAAAAACTAAATAGTATTCTTTTGGAGCAAATAAGATAAACTTACCTGTTCTCAATACTTTTTCATTCAAAAGAATTTGTATGTTCTTTTGAAAGTGTTTCTGTAATTTTTGCTCCAGTACAAGACTATCTATCACAAATATTAATTACACTAAACGCGCATAAAGTCAATTTTTTGCTTCTCTGTCATAAAGGCTAGCTTCTCATTATAGTATTGCCAAAATTCATCATTAGCCTTTATTGTAGCTACAACTTGACAGGCTGCTACATTAACTTGTCTATAGTCTTGTTCAAAAATATCCCAGGTAACAACTAAACCTTTTAATTCTGGATTATAATCTAATTGCTGGTGTGGTGGGCGGTAGTTAAGAGCAACTCTACCCTTTGTGCTGTTTAAGAGAGAATAGCTGTTGGTACAAAGCATTCTTCTAAAAAGAGGTTCGCCAGGCTGCGGTCTGCGCCTGGCGAATTTAAGTTCTACTACGTTTTGCTGTAAGAGAAGTTTTAACTGATTTAGGCTTACTTTCACCTAATTATTTATTAACTCATTGTAACTGCTGGCTGTTCTGCTTTAGAGCAAACACCGAAAATACGAGTCTCATCCAAGAAAATAGACTGCTTAATCTTCCCAAGACCTCTTACAACAACGTTTGATACTGGAATGCCTTTATCATTTGGAAAGCAAACGTAATCATCAACCTTAACATTCTTGCAATCAGGACCAGCAAGAATAATCTGTCCAATTCTCCAGGCCGCCTTGGTGTGGTCGATTGGTACTAGAATACCGTTTCTCATAACAGTTTGATTACTGTCAGGTGTATCAACATAGCGAACTAGAATAATATTATCAAGAACCTTATCAAGTTCAAAGTCATCAATAAGAGTGAATGTATCACTGGCATGTTTGTCAAAGTTCAATGCGCTTGTTTTTTGCATATGAACTGGGACAGGAACATTAGTAGGAAGTGTTGGTACCATATTTGTATATAGTTATTATTAGTTACTTTTCAAGATGCTCTGCGTACATTTTAATCTCTCGCTGAGATAATTCAAGATTGCGAGCAAGCATTTCCAGATTTTCATCCTCCTTAGTCTTTTCTTTCTTTACTTTTTTAATGTATTCGATTTTCTTATATCGCATGCGAGGAATTACATTAATAAGAAACTTATTTTGTTCATCCTTAGACAAACACATCCAATAGCGATTAGATGTTTCGTTAACAATAGTAGCAACTTCACCACTATGCATACTCAACCACCTATTAACAAGGAAAAACTGATACTCCCGCTCTTCTTCAACAGAAATATCAGTCTTCTTTTTTAACGTGGTGATATTAGTAATAATATCAAAAATCGTCATTAGATAACCTTACTAGTAGCAATAAAGATATCATCAGTAATAGCATAAAAAATCTCAACAACCTTCTTCATAAACTCTTCAACTTGCTGATGAGTCATGTTAGTCGAGAATGCAAAAGCAGGAGCCTTCTTACCAGCAGTAACGTTAATAGCGGTATGACCTAGAGCAGCACCATTAACCAAATGAGTAATACTCACACTAGCCTTACCCTTGGGTTGAATAATACCATGCTGGTTATGCTCAGCATGAACAATCAAATCATCCCCATCAACCTCAATAGGTTTATTGATAATGGAAGTAAGAATATTTGCAATCTGAGTATTAAAGAGACGCTGAAATGAAACAGCCGCGAAAGCATCAATATTAGGAATTTCCCAGCAAAAGTTAACTGCGTCATCACTGTAAATGTAGTCATTATTAAGAATATCTTCTGTATCAATCATACCCTCAGCTTCAACATGCATCGGTGCACGGAATGCAACAATGTTGCCGATAGGCAAGGTACGATCTCGAAAGAACTTATAGGCAAAGCGCTTATGAATGAGATTGCCATCGTAGATCGGAATATTATTCAATATCATGCGTTGATTCTAATATATTTTTCAGCGAGTTCAACTGAAACCTTTTCAAGTTTTAATTCTTCTAGCAGCTCTAATATTCCTACATTCCCACGCTTTGGATTTCTGCAGTCATAGAAATACAAATAATCGTCAATATAAACTTCATTCTCTGCAAATGAAGGTATAGCCAATGAATAGAATCTATCTTCTTGATCGTTCATCTCTGGAAAGAGAATATTCAGAGCAATAGATTTCTTAACAGGGGACAAATGGTTGGGGCAACGATAGTAGGTTACAGGTTGAGCTGATCCATCAATTGTACCCATTTTATGGCTCCAGTTCTTATGCTTCATTGTAATCTCAACACGTCTAGGAGTCTTACCATTGAAAGTAATAATACTGTTAAAACCAACAACATCAGGCTTGCTGTCAGTTGCTTTGAGAATTTTTTCGACATATTTTTCTGAAACCCAATCATCATCATCAATAAAAGCTATATACTCTCCTGATGCATTGTGAATTAAGTCGTTACGCTTCTTACGAATAGTTAGCTCTCTATTA